ATTCCATTTGACCACTATTTCTATATATAATAGCATTACCATCAGATATTTCAAGACTTGTTGCTCTAATTCTACCATTAACATCTAATGGCTGTGCAGGTGATGTAGTTCCTATACCGACTCTATTATTAGTTCCATCAATAGCCATTGTATAATTAAGAGTACCAACATCATCGTTTGTACCAAAATATATATCACTTCCATCGCTATCATTTCTAATGTATAAGTGTCCAGTATTATTTCTAATCCAAGAATTAGTACCATCGTGATACATATACATATCACTACCTGATGCACCTAATGTTAAATAAGTATTATCTTGTCTAATTCTTATATCTTTATCTGCATATATTCTTGCATCACCACCATCTAATGTTATGTAAGGTGTTGTACCACCACTTCCGTCATCTGTAAGAAATACAATATCTTTATCATCTAAGTTGTTATAAATTTGTAAATCACCGGTAGTGTTATTAATGACACTATTTGTTCCGTCGTGATATATTTCTAAATCTGAACTATCTCCAAAAATACCCTTAACATTATCAAGAAACTTAATCTGTTTGTTTGCTTTTGTAAAACCAGCACTACCATCTAATGTTAGGTAAGCAGTTATTCCACCTGCACCATCATCACTTCTTAGAATTATATCCGAATCATCTGCCCATTGGTTAATGTATAAATGTCCAGTATAATTGCTTATAAAACTACTTGTACCATCGTGTGCTATTTGTATATCATTACTTGCACCTAATCTTAATCTTCCACTATCAGATAACAAGTTTAAATTGCTACTTCCATCAAAAGTAAGATTAGCTTCTGCGTTCATAGCATCTGTGCCAGTAGCAGTAAGTATTCTGTCGTTGCTACCATTAGCCATAAAGTCAGATACATCAACTGATAAAGAAACATCTCCAGATGAGCCACCTCCATCTAAACCAGTTCCTGCAGTTACTGCAGTTATATCTCCAACTTCTCCGCTTAAATCGACAATAGATCCATTGTCGTTAATGTATAATTTGTTTGCACTTCTATCGAATGCAAGTTCTCTATCTACGATATTACTGGTAGTAGGTGTACCACTACCAGCCTTAATCTTAATAGTATTTGCCATGAACTGCTCCTATCTGTTAATAAGTTCCACCATCAAAAGTAGTGTTTGTAAATCCACCAGTAATGGTTGCCGAGCTTGAAACAGCAAGTGTACCAGTAACTTCTAATGGTTTATTTAATTCCCATTGTGTACCAGTATGATCGTAAATTAATGTAGCACCTGCTCCATCAACTGTAAGACCTGCTCCATCTGCTGCTGCAGAGTTTGCTGCGCCCTTAGCAACTGTAATATTGATGTCATCAACATCTAATGTAGTAGAATTAACAGTAGTAGTGGATCCATTAACTGTGAGATTTCCTCCAACAACTAAATTTCCACCAGTAGTAACATTGTTTGGTAAACCGATAGTTACAGTACCCGCATTCTCTGCAACTTCTACCTCATTGGATGTACCAGCAAATGTTACTGTACCTCCAAGAGAAATAGCAGAGGTATTACTACCATCAGAAACTGTAATACTTGAATTTGCTAGTTTGGCATTGGCTATACTTCCTGCAAGTTCTGCATTGGATACACCACCATCTTTAATAGTTACTGCACCACTAGAAACTGCAAAGTTGTCGCCATGAAAACTTGCTACACCTTTTACAGATGTAGTTGCATTTACTCCGGCTAATGTTAAAGTATTGTCATCATTACCGCTACCTAATGTAGCAGATAAACCAGTAGATCCAGTAACAGTTAAGTCTGCTAATGAACTAACATGGAATGATTCAACTGTTCCACCAGAATCTGTTTGTTTACCAACAAATAGTTTAGAACTACCATTATTAAATGCTAATTCTCCATAACCTAATCCAGTCGGATTAGCTGTACTGCTAAATGTTGCACTTCTTTTGACTTTTAATGTATTAGCCATATTTTCTCCTAAACGAAAGTTCCCCCATCAAGGGTTTTATTACTTAAAGATTGACTTGAACTAACATCTACAATATCATCGCTCTGTGTACCACCTACAGTTTTATCATCTAACTGATTAATTTCTGAAGCAGTAGCAGACAAATTATTTAACTTCGTAAGGTCTGCTTGAGTAACACCGCTATCCTTTACCTTAGTAATGTTGTTATCAATTTCAGTTCCTGTGTGTGCTGATGTATAGTTTGCCATATCTATTCAATAGCAAATAAGATGACACTAATCAATGTCTAATTCTTTGTATAAGTGCTTATCTGTCATTCTTTTGGATCCTCTACCAATATCATCCGAAAGAATTAAAGGCACACCCATGAGTCGTTGTACTTTACAATTTTTATGATATAAGCATTTTGTAAGCTTGTCTTCTGACATAGATTGCTGAACTTCGTATATTTTACCTTGTTCGCATTTGTAGTCGTATTTAGGCATATATTCTCCATGAATTGAGGGGGTAGATTACCCCCCCATATCATTAGTTAATCCATTATGGATTTGTGAAATTAACTACAGGACAAGAAGCACTATCAGCAGCGTGTGACAATACAGCTCCGAAAAGAACATCTGCAACCACTGAGGTTGAAAGATAGTCCAGATCGTAAGAAGATTGTACACGAGGTGCTATTTGTTGTGCAAAGTAAACTGATTCTCTGTTAAAAACAGTTGCAATTTCTTCGCCAGTGCCAGTTCCCTCACTCCAGTCAGTAGAAGCGTATACAGGCATACCATAAATCTGCATCAAGTTTCCACCTGAAATTGGATTTACTGCATCCCCTCTCTTCTGACTCTCTGTGAAGTCGCCGATTCCCATTAACTGCATATATACTTTAGGGGAAGCATACATAAATGTTTCTCCATCTGTATAGTCAAAGCCTTGATCAAGAAGTTTTTCAAGTCCTCCTCTTAGCTCTGCAGCTAATAAAATGTTGTCTGTAGCTACTGCAGTGTCGTTACCAGTTGCACCTTGTAGAATATCTACCGCAAGATAGTTTTCAACTTTCTTCGCCAGTGCGTAGCCCATACTACGAGCATAACTATTGAATAAATCTGCGGATTCTTGAACCCTTACAATGTCTTCAATTCTTTTTGCTTCGTAGTGATGTTGGTTTACTGCTAAGTCCACTTTCCCATCAGTGTTGTTTGTGTATGTTACTGCAGTGTCTGCTGATTTAGAAGCAGCAGTTTCTTCAGTCACTTTTGGGATATGTAAAATGTCGCCACCGCCAGCTAGCATAGATGAGAAATCTAATACTTGATTTCTTAACTGAAATTTTCTTTCAGCATAATCTAAAATTGCATCTCTCCACATTTCGGGGATGAAATTTGCTGCGGTTGTGATCGTTACGTTACCATTAGCCATGTTATTACCTCATATTAATTATGATTTTTTTTGTTTGTAAGTTTCCACAATAGTTCCCCAGTTTTTTCGTCGATCGGATTGATTCATATCTTTCCAAGCGTCTTTTTCTAAAGCCATTTTTGTGGAAGTACTTTCTTGTGTTGCAACTGGCTTTACATTATTTAAATCAACAAATTTTTGTAATTTAGTTAATGAAAGATCCTCTGCAATCACTTTTTGATCATCTGATAAACTCTCTAAAAGATTCGACCTAAATTCTTTTTGAAAACTATCAAACTCATCAGCTTTCGCCTTATATATATCTCTTTCCTGAGAAAGGCTTTCTGAAAGCTCCTTGTATTTTTCTTGTTCTACAAGTTTAGCTTCATCGGTAGCTTTTATAGTTGCCTTAAGACCATCAAGCTCTTCACGAAGTTTCGCTTTTTCTTGACGATGTTTTTTGGCTTCATATACAAGTTGCCCAATGTTGTCTGATGATGGTGTTTCTTGAGTCGGCTCTGACTCTGCTTCTGTGACCATATTCTGGTCGAGTGTAGTGTCTTCTGACATTATTACTCCTTTATATTGTTAATGTAATCTTAAAATCTCTTTTTCTGCGTAATACTTTTTTTAAGTTACCACTTATATTCTTGTTTAAATCGTTTACAATTAAGTCGAATGTTTTAGTTGGTATCTGTTTTTTACCTTGTTCTAAGGCATATTGATAGTTTTTACCTTTACTTAGTCCTATTGGCAAATCCTGTAGTTCTAAATACGAATCAAAGGCATAAGCTACCCTATTCTTTGAAGTTACTCTACCCTCTGCCTTAAAACTTTTATACATAGATCCAGTATTAAAGAAGTCTGATCTAGCAGGTGCGCTAGGTCTTTTTCTTCTTTTTCTCGTCAAATAAGCATCTGTTAATTTTGCTGTTCTCTTTCCAAAAACATTTCTTTGACTAAATAATATATCTCTATGACTTTCTGCAGCTTTCTGTGCAGTTTCTTGATTTTGCTTTCTAGTTGGAAACATTTTATCGTACTTACTAGCCATTTTTCCTATCCTGGTAATACTCTTGTAAAGTTTTTATGTTTAAATTACGATTTTTTGATTTATACTTATCTTGTAAACCCTGAAATCTTATTTTTGCTTCTTTTTGCTCATTATCTTCAATATTACTGGCTATTTCCCAATACCCCCTACAATTAGGACCACCACGATCTAAAAAAGCTCCTGGGAAACTAGCCTCTATTTCTTTTTTTGTCATTTTTCCATAGGAAACCATTTTTATACATAAGTGTCTTGTCTTATCATCTAATGGATTGACAAATAAATATTCTGTGTCTTCTGGCATACCATTTGACATAGTTTGTGTGACAAGATTAGCATAATCTGCTATCTGAGTTTGAATAAAGGTTGTAACTGAACTAGTTCTTAAAAAATAATTTCTTTCTACTAATTCTTTTATTTGGGTAGCCGAAAAACCACTTGCTAACCCCCTAATTACTTCTAATTTTACCTTTTCCCCTAAAGATAAAGTATAATTAGCTATTAATTGTTCGTGAGCGAAACGAAATGACTGCAACTGAAGCTCATTTACCGAACCATATAAGATTAAATCATCTAACACTGAATCTATGCGGAACAAATATTGATTAATAGCGTTAGCCATTAATAAGTCTTGCAACCAATAATCTGCAATAATGACTCCACCTAATACAGTCAAGGGATCCAACTGCTCTTCTTCAACTTGTTTAGATTGTTCTATAAAAGTATCAATAGCAGTGTCATAAGATTCTACAAACTCTTCTTGAGCTTGTGTAATAGTATCTTGTATTGGCATTATGATTTCAGTCTATTTAGTAAAGGATTTTGTGGCTCTTGTTCTTCTACTTCATTTTCTTTTAGTAATTTCTCAATTTGATCATCACTCATATCTGGATTATTATATTTAAACCAATTTTGTTTATTATCTAAGCCTTGATCAAACTTCCAAGTCCAGTAATTGACTTCTTCTTGAGGATCTAAATACATCTTAGGCTCTACAAAATCAACACTATAGTCATTATTTAAATTGATGTTTTTTTGTACCTCGATTATTCTTTTATCGATTTCATATCTTTTCTTTTCAAATACTCTATATGTGTCTTCAGTCGTAGCAATTCTTTCTTCCATATTTTCAATCTCTTGAATACGAAGCGCACTACCACTTGGAGAATTACCATGTGAGTCTGCCCACTTAATTCTCAAGTGATTATTAGACAATGTTGCAGAAACATAAAATTTTATACCATCTATAATTTGACTAATAGAAGCATTAGGTCCGGTAATACCGAAATTAGCCCCCTCTGGTAGATATAATAATTTATCTACACCTAATTCAATTCTACTGGCATCATCTACTCCTGTAACATAACGAATACCGATTGCACCAAATCGTAGACATAGTGCTAACTCAGTCATTGCTATAGAAGTGTGCAAGTCTGCAGAAACAACATCCGAAGCATTCGCAGAATAAAATTGTCCTCGAAGCGGTGGATAGCGATGGGTGTATACAACTGGAACTACTCCATAAGGATTTAGATCTCCATCATTAAACGATACTTTATTCCCATCAATGATGCCAAAATGTTTTCCTGGATAACCAGGTCTATCCTCAGTCCATACAATCATCATATCTGATGACTCCAGTGCAGAATACCCATAACTAGGAACAAAATAAGCTATACCAAATGGCTTATCTTCAAAAGGTAAAAATAAAGGTTCAAAATGTGTTAAATTTTCATATTCTACTTTTTGCGTAGCTTCATCCCATCGTGAACGAAATGCCATACAACCTAATAAATAGGTTAATGACTCTAACTGTCTTCTCTTAGCATTTAAATCATGAATGTTTACATACTGCTCATAGCGATCATCTACATTCATAACCGGAGGTCTTTTATAGGTCATTGAACGAGCTTTTATAACTCTTCGTGTAAGATTTTGACTAAATACTGGAATTTGTGCTAATGTTTCAGTTCCAAAATAAGAATTAACATAATCTTCTGTGTTTAATCCCTCATAAAAATCTAATAATTTGTCAATCTCTTTATGTCTTTCGGTTTCTATATAACTAAACTGCTCTGAAAGAGCGTTTATAATATTTTCTGTAGCTAAATCTTTTGTTATTACCATTGTATTGTTCCTGCCTTGTTCTGTTTAATAGGATAAAGGTTTACTATAAAGTATCTTAAAGTATCTGCGTGGTGGTCATTTCTACCATCTTTTAAAGGCTCTTCTTTTAGTCTTTGATCTGATTTTTTTTCTGGATACCTATAATTCTCAATACTTTCAATACTAGACTTACATCGCTCATCATAAAAAATATGTGGCTTTCCATCTCCATCCTCAAACCAAGTTCTTACATGAGCTACCCCATTTGCAATATTCCTAGAAACTCTATCTCTCTTATATTGTACATTAATTCCATGTCTTCTAAAAATTTCTATATCTCCAATACCACTTTGTGCTTGAACTCCACCCCCCGCAGGATCACAGAAATACCTACGAACATCATAAGGCTTCTTAGCAATCATCTTCGCTAAGTCCTCAGTCTTTATGTTTTCTTCGTGACATATTTCATCTATTACATAAATAGTATCTAAATCATCCTCTTTCTCTCCTTTGGCTACTTGAAACCAATTTACACAAGGCATTCTAAAACCAAAGTCAATAGAACAGTAAGTAGGTAAATCGGGATCATAGTCAAACCTACCAATATGAACTCTGCGATCGAAATCATACACTTTACCCGCAAAAGAAGTAAACTCTGCCCCAAACTCTTGAGCCAGTGTTTCTTTTGTAAGTGTTTTCTTAAGTTCATCTATACTGTCTTTAAAATATGGAGATTGCCAAGATGGATGTTGCCAGGAGTCCCAATCTGCATACTCTTTAGACTGACCTCTCACATATAAGTCATATAACCAATTATATCCTAATGGAGTAGTAGTCATTAGACACCATCCCCCCCTATCTGATAATGTAGGTCTTAAATATTGTTCCCAAACTATTTGCTTTACCCTAGAAGCTTCATCTATAATCATCCAATCAAGCCCCTCCCCCACAAGTGAGTCCGGGTTATCACATGATTTGATCCATAATTCACTATTTAATCCTAATAACTTTAAATAATAAATTTGTCCAGATATTTCTTTTTTCGCAGCAATGGGAAGCTTGAGCTTTAACATCACGTATTCTTTTATTAAACGAGCAACTTTATCACAAAGCTCATAATTTGGAGCAACCACCCACCCCCTAGTGTTGGGGGTAAGTAGGTATGGAAGAGCTTCGGCTGCAGCAGAGAAAGACTTCCCTGATCTACGCCCTTGGATATTTACACGAAATCTAGCACTAGAATTGTGTACATCTAATTGATTTTGTGTGGGAACATATTCGATTAAGTTCCAAAGTTTCTCTTTATTCAGTATCTTTTTTATCATCGCCTATTGGGTTATCTTCATATCCACATTCTTTTAAAATAGTTTCTAGGTTACCACTGAAATCAACTTCTTGTTTCTCAGATTGTCCTAAATACTGTTTTCCTAAAAATATTAATAATGCAGTGTTCCCTAACGATGCGTGTTTCCATTGAAGTTGTCTAAGTCTAATCTTCATTTGCTCTTTCCCGGATGCAAGTTCTGACTTATATTTTTTACGAATGGTAGATTCGTCACAACCAAAAAATTTAGCTATTTCAATCGTACTACAACCGAAACTAGCTAACATTTCTACTTTCTCTGGATTTATTTTTAAAACCTTTGGCATTTACTTTCTCTTTCTAGCAGTTTTAGCTGCTTTTCTGAATGCGGATGCAGTTGGTGCATATTTACTTTTTTTACTTCGCATTCTTTCTACTTTTTTAGCACCACTTGCTTTTTGTCTTTTAATTCTTTTTCTTTTCGCATGAATATTTGCGTATAACCCTCTTTTAGCCATTACTTGTGCCTCTTTTGTATTTTAAAATTGGCAAACATAGAAGCTCCTTTATGCTTTTTAAACTTACCAGTATGTTTCATCAAAGTAAATTTACCACCTTTCTTTTTCATAAAATGATAACCTCTTGGAGCTTTGACTTTCATTTCTTTTTCTTACCTTTTTTCTTTTTTTTCTTTCCTTTGTGATAAGGCATGGATCCTCCCAATGTTTGATCTGTTCATCTAATGCTATTTTAGACTACAAAAACTGTTCGCACTTCATCAAAGCTCTTCGCCAATATGTTTTGGCACTGCTAACAGAAATATCAAGCCCCTGGGCAATGTGAGGGAATGTCATCATTTTAAGGCGAAGTTTAAACACTTGTCTTTCTCTTTCAGATAAAGTGTCGTATGCCTCATGCGCTGCAAGTTGCCATTTACGATCTTCTGGATCTATAAGACCGCTAGAAAAAATATGAAGTTTCTCTACAAACTCAAGGCGGAGATCTTGACTATCTGTAAGCATCTCTGCATTCTTATCTGTAAGCATTTCCCAATCACTCATCTGTAAACAATCCTTTTACAAGCATACTGAAAATTTTAAGAGTCACACCCGCACCCCCCCATCGTTGCTCCTTGGGTGTAGGGGGGTAAAATGTTCGCCAATTATACATAATAGATATTATACGTAAAATGTTCAGAGGAGGTCAAGCAGTTTAGATCCATTGATTGACAAAGTGGCAGAAGTTGGGGGTTTATTTCCGCTTACTTCCCTTTTTATACATTTGGACATATAAAAAATGTGATAAAACAAGCAATTAATATCCCAGGAAACACTATAAAATAAAATTCCCCCTTTTTTTCTATTTATTATTATATTGTATTAACTGAATTATTTTAACTAATAAAAGGAGAGTAGATAAAATGAGAAGTATAATATTAAAATCAATGCTAGCATTTTGCATGGTAATTTGTGCAATGGGTATGATTGTCATACCTTTTATGATGCAATTTAACCAAGCAAACCCATTGCTTTTGAATTGGTTTGTCATGTGTGTTTTTGGTTTGCTAGTTGCTATTATGATGTATCAAACAGAGCTAGAGTATGAGCAAGAGATTAACGAGTTAGAGCTTGCAGAGATTGAAGAGGATACCCTAGTATGTGGGCAGTGTGGAAGTGCCAATATATTACAATGGGCGAAAGTCAACCCAAACAATATGGAGGTTGAAGAGTTCGCAGATTATGGGTTATTCGATGAACCTTATTACTGCTATAATGATGATTGCCCAGTAG